GTGTCTAGAATATTTACTGCCTTGAGGCGCATGCCCATTGGTTCATTCTCCCTGAGATCTTTGCATTATACAGTGCGGCCCGATTGAGGTCAACATTAGAGGCTGTTGAGCTCGGGACGCAGGGTCCGGATCATTTCGCGTTCTATAACATGGGCTGCGGTTTTGCCGCGCACCTTTTCTACCAGCATCATGTCATGGGCTTCAGCACCGTGTTCGCGTATGCTGCGGCACAGGGTCCAATCGCGATTTTCGGTTAGCGCCCGGCGCACATGCTTCTGCCAGCGTATCTTGATCGAACGATTGACGCCACCCACGCACACCGTGATCCCAATATACTGTTCCAGGGTCACTGTGTTAGTGATGCAGTAAATTACATGATTGCGATCTTTACGAGCTCGACGGCTACGGGCCATGTTGTTTCCTTTTTGTTACTATGACGCTATTATACCGGAAACGGCATTTTTGGTCAACTGCTGTAAGTCATTGATTTTACAGGGAAAAAATGTCTTGCAAAATCAATGACTTAGCGCGCCAGGTTTTGGTTGACCAGAATTGCCAGATCCGCTACAATAGCGGTACAGTAAACAACGATCCCAAAAGATCGTATACTACACAGACACTAACAAAACAGGAGCGAACCTATGTTAGAGAGCATAGACATCTGGGACATCGAAGCAATGAGCTTGAGTGATGCCATTGCCTATGTAGAAGCAGGGCGACTGAACTACAATAAGAACCGTCCAGAAGATCGCCAGAACTTCCGCCAAACTGTGGAGATGATGGAAGAGTGCCACGACACCTGCGGCACAGACGAAGATGCCGCCTGTCTAAATGCCCTGGGCAAGGACTATCAGCGAGCACTCAAACAGTTTCAAAAGGACTATTTCAAGCAGTTAGTACAACAGATAGATCGCAAGAGAGTCAAAGAGATGCAAACAGATCCCGAGCTGTTCAACTAAAAAAGGTTAACACAGAGCGGGTTCTGTGCTATACTGCACAGACACTAACAAAACAGGAGCCAAAAATGAACTTTACCCAAAACCAAATCAATACGATCGTTGCAGAAGCCCGAGATGCCGCACACCAGGCTGCTACCAATTACTTCCACACGGTACTCCGCGGGCAGGATCAATACGCCTGTGGATTTGCCTGGGTTGACATCTGCGGTGTTAAAGGCAATACCAAACTGGGTCGGATGCTCAAAGCCGCTGGTGTTGAGCGTAGCGATTATAAGAAGTGTTTTAGTATTTGGAACCCCAGCGGTTTGCCCCTCCAGAACGTCGATGTCAAAGAGGCCGGTGCCTCTGCGGCTGCTCGGGTATTTGAAAAATACGGATTCACTGCCTATGCAGGAAGCCGTTTGGACTAATTGCGGTACAGTAAACAACACGGAGCAAACAAATGGAACTTGGCAAAGTTATGAAAGTCTACAGCGGTCGGGCAGGTGCTTGCATGTGCGGCTGCAATGGTCACTATCGAGTGGCTTCTGCCCATGCCAAAGCAGCCGGTTACGATGCCGATGACGTCAACGACCGCAGCGTCAAGATCATCTTTAATAAAATCACCAAGGACCCGGCACACAAGTTCGACGCCGATGCCAATTGTGTCTACCTGGACACGCCCACGCGCACACTGGTGGCCTATTTCGCCAGCTAGATCAAACGATTTTGGTTGACCAGAAACAGCTGATCACCTACAATAGGTATATTTGCTAACAGGAGACCGCGATGTTTGTGCAGATTGATCCCCGCAATAGCCGTGCCTATACCTGTGCTCTACTGGATATGGTAGATCAGGGCCTAGTGGACCGAGACCACTTGATCCAGGATCTACTGGGCTGGATGAGCGAAGCTGACGTGGCCGAGTTTGCCCGCCGCAACGAATACATCCAAGATGAACAAGACCAGGATGAATAGGGCAGAATCAAATGACCACACAATTCGCTCAGCCCACACCGGGCCGTACCATCCGAGTGACCACACGTTTTCCGGATCATTACTATTGGGCCAAGAGTCCCTGGCGGGACACCACCTACGAAGGTGTAGTGGGTCGCCCCGACCGGTCCGTGCCCCAGGGCAGCTTCATGCTGCTCACGCCCCAGGACACTCGCATGCCCACCCGCGTGATCGCGCTGAACCGCGTGATCGCCATGCAGTATGGGGACGGCCAAAAGGCGGTGCGTGTCCGGACCAACTCTGAGGTTCGGGTGTGGCAGGTGCAAGGCAGCAAAGGCAATGTTTACACCGTGACCCAGCGTGACGGCGAAAAGAGCTGCACCTGCCCCGGCTTCCAATTTCGCAAGGCTTGCAAACATGTACAATGAACTCTGGCGCTGGACACAGCGCCAGTTATTGGGAGAAATTTCCGGTTGACCAGTAGAGTATAAAATACTATACTATCGGTGTTGATTGCAGAATAGTTCTGCAATGGACACACTTAGCCCGCGATTGTCGCATTTCTAAGGAGAAATAGCATGGCAAAAAGACTCACCCGCAAACTCACGGACGTGGCCCGGGAAGTAGAGCAGACCCTCAAGGCCCATTTCAATGTCACAGAAGAAAATCTAAACACATGGCGAGTTCAGGCCCGAGCCAAGGGCCACGGATTCCCCGACAGCCGGATGTCCAAGATCCAAGACCTCTGGATTGACTACGAGGTCCAACGCGATGTTATACATGACCACGTTCGTAATATCGCCAAGAACTGGGATCCTCGGATCTGTTCCCCAGGATCGGCCTGCCGCACCAACGGCAAAATTTATCTCTACGATGCCCAGCACCGTACCGTGGCCGCGGCCATTCTCGGCTATACTGAAATTCCCTGTGCCATCGTGGAAACCAATGACCCCAACTTCCCGTCATATGCATTTGAAATGCTCAACGATACCGGCGTAAGGCGGCTGGGCCCGGGGGACCTGCATCGCAATGCTCTGGTGCGTTTCAAGAACGGTAGCCGCGACATCAAAAATGTTCGTGCCCGCACCCTGCAAGATCAATTTGACAAATTGGGCATCGACCTGGAAGACAAAGCCACCCGTAAGAGTCCCGGGCTGCGCGGCAACAACGACTATTATTTCAGCCACTTCAAATATGCCTACAAGGCCATCGAGGCTGATGGATCTGGCAAGGTATTGTATGCCATCCTTGACGCTATCAAATCGGTGTTCCCTCTGCAAGAGGAAATCGACCAAGGCGTGTTCATTGGTTTGCTGGAACTGTCCAAGCTGGAACGCGATAATCCATCGGCGGCACAGCCAGCAGGTTGGATGAAGACTCTGTTGGAAAGTGTCAAATCCACATTCAAGAGCTCGGCTATCGTGCACGCCAAAGCCAAAACACAATGGACCCACTTCAAGGGCCAGGGTGTCACTTGGACTGCGCCCACTGCTATGAGCAATTTCATGCGCGAGTGCCACATACACCTGGGCGGAAATCTCAACCTTCCTTATCACGGTCAAGGTTCGCTTATGGGTGTCGCTACCAATCCTGCTCCTGGCCTGTTTCCGGAGTAACTGATGCTTAGAGAATCATTGGATGCTTTCATTGAACCTATCTACAGCAAGACCAAGCGCACCAACGACACATACAGGACGGTGGCGGCACATTGCCGAGATCATCTTGTACCATTGGTCTCTGAATATCTACAGACCAAGAACGACCAGCAGAAACTGCGCGAGCTGCGCAACGACATGGACTACTATCTGCGCAGGTACCACAAGTATTGTATCGAGGAACGCCTCAACAGGACAGATGCCAAAGGTGCTCACTATCATGAAATCGGTGCCGATGACTCTACAGATTTTGAACACCTGATCCCAGCAGCTCGCATCAGAGATCTCATGATCAAAGGTGCTATCACAGTGGAGCAGGCCTTGAACGCACCCACGGTACAGCTGAGTCGAGACAAGCACATGGCACTCAAAGACGCAGGTTGGGCCAGCCGCACCCCGGACATGTGGCTACCGTTCCGGCGTTATTCGCAGGTATTCTCGGCTACCTTCCAGACCTACGACGGCACTGGCATTGATCCAGAAACCTGGACCCTGGAGAGACACTTTGAATATTTCCGGCATCTAGCACTGTGATTATTTTGCCTGCAAAATCAATGACTTAAGCTGCCTAAAATCCCTGCAAAATCAATGACTTAGCGCGGTTGACCAAAAACCACAGATCTGGTATAATAGCGGTATAGTAAACAACAAGGAGCCCGCAATGCCAAATATCAATTGGTCCTCACTTAGCGGCACCCAGATTCGTGAAGTGATTCGTGCATGGCCCAATGTGCCCGAGTATGCTCAGTTCAAACCCATGAGCAAGGCCCAGGTGGTGGTGCAGGCAGCTCAAAAAGCCATCCTGCCGGTAGTGGATGTCAAGGTTCCCAAAGTCAAAGTCCGGGACCTCGACGAGGTCCCGCCCAGCACCAAGCGCCAGAAGCATTTTGGTGCAGACGGTGAAGTCAAATTCCTGGAACACCGCCAGCTGTATGTGGGCTTCTTTGGCGGGCGCGTGGTGGTTACCAAACGCACCCGTGAGGCTTGCCTGGAGTGCCTGGCCAATGTATATGGGGTGCGACTGCAAGGTTGACCAAACACTCAAATTCACCTATACTACATAGACACTAGCAAAAAGGA